GCTTGAGCACCGCAGCAAGCTGAGGGTTCTGTTCTGATATTAGCATTTGTTGAGTTATATTGCCCGTTTTCCAAGGATTTACCTGTCCTCCACCCACGTTTGATGTAGGAGTTGGTTTTGCACCCATTCCTGCAGCAGTGCTTGGCTTGAAATGATGTTCCCAACCACTACCAGGATTCTTGAGACTTGTGAGATAAGAGTCTAAATCCTGTTCGACTCCACCATTTAAAATTACAACTTTACCTTCAGCATTTTTTTGTAACTTATTTTGTAGTAAAGAAAGAGTCTGTTCAGCGTTGATCGCACCAAGATTACTGATAGCTGCAAGTGCTGTTGTCTTTGTAGAAGCTAATTCATTAGAATTTTTTAAATCTTCAAGCTGCTGAGATAAAGTCATTATTTGTTGATCTTTTTCTTGAGCAGTTTTATTTGCTTCCTCCCAAAGAGTTTTCCATTGTCCTTGATCTTCTAATATCTGTTTTCTCTTTTGCTCTTCTTTTTCATAAACACCATCTAATTTACCTTTTACATCATTAAATTTTTCTGTCCATTTAGCTTCTTTTTCAGCAGCTTCTTTACGAGCAGCAGCTAGTTTTGCTTCATATTCTGCTTTTACAGAATCTAAAGAGGGTGATGGGGGTTGAGTAGGTGGCTGTGCTGCAACAGTTTCAGTTGCTTCAGTATTTGTTTGAATTACTTTTTCTTCAATAGCCATAGTTATTTAGATTCAATAAAGGTTTCTAATTCAGAAATTAATTCCGCTTTTGTATGTCGTTTGTCTAACTCGATACCAAGAGTACGACCAAATTCTTCTAATTCAGATTTAGTCATAGCAGTAAAATCTTTTTGATTTACGACTTCTGTTTCAACTACAGGTTCGGGAGCAGGACAAACTGCAGGAGTTTCATCTGCTTCTTTCTTTGGTTCTTTTACCTCCCACCTATAACTCCCATCAGGTTGTAGGACGTGTTCAATAGATCCAGCCATAATAAACGTGTACTTGTATATTATCTTAGCAGATTATTCAGATTTGACCTCATTTGCACTAGGTAATACCTCACCTTGCACCAAAATATCTCTAAATTCTTCTCTATCTATCACTTGTTGATCGAATAATGATGTCAATGCTGTAATATCTTGTCCAATTAGTCTTTCAATATCAAAATCTCTACTAATTTTCACTTCGGGAGGTTCAATGCCTACATATTCAGCAGATAAATTAAAACACTTTTGAAGTTTTTGTTCTAATTCCATAGAAACCATTGCAAGCATAGAATTAGTATCGACACGATCTAATCTTCGAGCGTCAGCAGATTCAGCTACAAACTTTTGCTGACTAAGAGTACTTATTCCCAAAGTAGCCATTTGCATCTGTAATTCTTTTATTTCAGCAGATTGAGCATCGAAAGCACTACTAGCTGGCTCTACATAATAAACTTTGTTACCAGGCTGAGTTGCCATCGCATAGTTAACAGATATAGCTAAATCTTTTGTCTGATCGTCATAACCTTCCATAACAAGCATTGGTTGAGATGCAACGTGCAAGCTATGTATCAAATCAGCTTGTCTTTGGAAATGTGCAAGATTTAAGTACGCAATATCAAGCAAAGGTGGTTTACTGACTAAATTATCTGTTTTACCCGAATAAATTGTTACTAAAGGTATTTCACCAAGAGAAAAACTACCAGTTTCTACCTGCTTGTAATCTTTATCTGCCGAACCCATTTCAAAATTACCTGTAACGCTGTTATCTGCAACGTCATACATCTCTTCAATTTGTTCTTTTTTACGAAAAATTCTATATTTACCTGGTTCGATCACTCTTATCTGATCATAAACTTTTTCACCAAACTGACCATCGGGTAGCACCGCCTTTTCAGCTAACCTTACCTGCACTAAGTTTCCATAATTAGACTCTCTATCAAGTCTCCAACCATAAAGATTTGTAGGATCTACTTCAATCCAATAAGGTCTGCGATTTTGTTGCCTTTCTTCTGCAAGTGTTAAAGCACCCGATGGAGCTGGATAATCTACAAGAATATGACTTTGACCATAAATTAAAGAACACATTAATACTCTTCTTGCATATTCATCTAAATCCGAACCACAGCCATCAACGTCCATCTTAAACATCTCCGTCCAATAAGGATCACCAGTAAGTGTTATTGGTTTTCTTAAAACAAGACCCGTAGCTGCTCTTATTAATCTTTGTGTAAAAGGACTAAATACTGATCTATTTACCCTTGCAAGGTAAGCATCATAATCTTCTCTTGGTTCGAGAGGTAAAAATGCTTCAGAGTTTTCTCTAAGGTACTCTGTTCCTTCTGTAACAGCCTTCATTATTTCCCAACCTTTCATCATATCCAAGACAGCCCTTGTTCTTGTAAAAGGACTATCAACACCACCTACAGATGTAGACGAAACAATATTAGTTCTAATAGGACCTGGTACAGCATAAGTCATCTCAGCACCTCCATTTTCTTAATGCTAACGCCTTCCTTGTAGGTCTGCCCTTACTATCTTTCATTGGCCCAGGCATTCCCGACATTCTTGCACAAAAAGATTTACGTCTTTTAGCTGCTTTACTACCAGGCTTTACTTTTCCTGTTACGGGAGCTTTTAAATTACTACCCGTGGCACGATTATATTTAGCTCTACCTTTGGCAGTTAATCCACCCGTCTTGGATTTTTCGCCTCTACCTACGCTTAAATTTACATTTTTACGTTTCTTTCTCATTTGCCCACCTTTGCTTGTGCCTTTTTATGAGCTTGAGTAAAAGTATCTCCTGCTCTCATTCGCCTTTTCATATACGCCATATGCACATCGCTATGATGTTCAGAATGTTTTGCTAATAAATTCTTTTGGCGAGTGGTAAGTTTCACTTCTTTTTCTTTTTTTTCTTAGAACGTAGCTTTTTAAGATCAGCAGCCGTGATCTTATCCCGTGGTGGAGCAACAGCAGCGAGTTTACGTTGTTTGCCCGAATAAGATCCTTTAGGCATTAGACAGCAGAGGTAATATCGCCATTAGTTTGGAAACTAACTGATACTGTAGAAATGTCTCCAACAGTAGAACTAAATGAAGTTCCTGTAATAATTCCGTTAAAACTTAGTTTTTTAGTTCCTGATGTATCTAAAAAGAGGTTAAATGCAGCAGTTCCATCATCTTCAGATGTCAGTACATCATTGATTATTTCAGCAGTATTATCTCCTGATGTTGCTGTATAGAGAAGATCAACTGTCCCTGTACCAGACTTCAGAGATCCTACATACTTTCTTGATGTATCTCCATGAGAAGTACATTCAAGAGTGTCTTTTGTTATGTCTAATGTCCAAGCTGTTGTAGAAGCTATTGCTCCAACTGTTCCAGATCCGTTATCGAATGCAACAGAGCCTTCTTCACCACGAAAAAATGCCATGATTCTAAGAAAATTTTACTTATACGACTATCTTACCTTGAAACTGCAACTTTCACAGTTATTTTTTCTTCTTTTTTCGTCTATGTTGATAACTTATCTTCTTACTACCAGTTTTTTCTCTCTTAAATCTTGCTTTTTCGGCACTTGACATCTCTGAAGCTGTCTTAGGTGTCTTACTTGATACACGTTTACTGGGTCTACAAGCAGGATAACCTCTTTTTTCGCCTTTTTGACGGCCACAAGGCTTGCCAGTTTTTACATCAACCCATTTTTCTTTGAACCAACGGGTTAATCCACCACTACTTCTTGCCACTTTTTTTAGTACCTGAACGATAAGTACCGCCACGCTTCTTATACTCTCGTACAAGCCATGCGTTAGCGTAAGCAGAAGGATAAACTTTAAATTTACGTTTTGCTTCTGACTTTACCCTAGAGTATAACGCTTTATTTACAGGAACATTCGCCACGTTTTTTACCTCCCTTCTTCTTCTTTTTCTTTTTTTTCATACCTGTATGGTAGGGCATAGTAAGAATTAGGTAACTCTTAGTATATTCTAAACGAAGTTTGGCCGAGTGTCTCTGGTTTTGCCAAGTTAAATTGCTGTAAACAAAGATAACCGAAAGCGTCAAATGCGTGGTCAACCCCTAAATTCTTATTTGGTAAACCTGTATTTGGTGCATATGTAAGAGTTCTGAGCGATTTTATCAATTCTTTACATCTGGGATGGATAAATGTTCTTCGATCACCAGCTGCATCAAAAAGTGCCGTATTTACAGCAGTAATTTTGTCTCTGATCTTCCAAGGAGCCTTCGGACTAGACACAGTAAAACCACTTCTTCGTAAAATTGTGTGATCAGTAAGTCCAACACCACTTGTTTTTCGAGCACCACCCGTAGGGTCGGGACAAGTGATAATTCTTCGGTCAACTCCATACCTATTTACCACTTCTTCGGCAAAATCCCATGTAGTAGCACCTCCTCGCAAGATAATTTCGTCAAAAACATACAAATTTTCGTTACTTTTGACCGCACATATCCCACAAAGAGGGTCTACGTTGAAATCCACCCCCATATATAGCGGTAACATATGTAAATCAGTTACTTCGGACGAAATATTCTCATCATCAAAGCTAATCGCCACCAATCCCGTAAGATTTTCAAAGCTCGCTTCAAATTCCTGCCGAAATGTACGAGTATCCAACTGACCCCTAGCTGCTTCAACCTCTTCTTTCGGAACATTACCCCCCTCGATAGTAGTAAAACTCCATCTCTTCCAATCTCCACTCTCATCTTCGGGGACATAACACCATAAATCGTAAAACCAACTTGCCGTTCCATCAGGTGTAGAGATGAATAATGCCCACCCCTGTTTATCAGCTAATGCAGGTCTTATAACTTCAGACCATACCTCTCTGTCCATAAATGCAGCTTCATCGAGAACTACACCACTTAAGCTACGACCTCTTAATGCCATAGCGTTTTCAGTTCCCTTTAACTCAATAGTTGATTCATTTACTAACTCAATCTTTAAATCTGTCTCATTTTTAGACTTGATCCATTGCTTTGGTACTAACTTCTTTAATGTTTTCCATGCAATATCCTTTGCCATTCGATATGTAGGTGCACAATAGAAATATGTCTCCCCTGGCTTCGATATAGCACCCTTCAATAATTCAACACAACTTAAATAGCTTTTACCAAATCTTCTACCAGCTACCAACACCCTAAACCTTTCATCAGCTTTAAACACTTCCCCTTGTGCCCAACGTAAACTTAACGGTTCTGCTACTGCCATACAAAAATAATAACCACTTTTACTATAACAGCAACTTATTCTGTGTTGTATCAGTAGGTTCCCCGCCTAGGCTAGGGGAAAAATTTTTTTTGCAACTCCACCCCATATATTAAGTTTTGTTACAAATAGAAGATATTGCTGTTATATATAGAGGAGTGTGCTATAATATAGGAGTAGGCGAAAGCTTACGAACCTTGAAAACTTAACTTAATTTTTCTGCTATGAAACCTAAAGCAACTTACACTTTTTCAGGTGTACAATCTTTGAGTCTTTCAGACTATGGAATTTCTATCTCTCTAGTAGATGGAGACAAAATAGAATTTGATGTTTCACATGAGAGCTTCCGACCATTACTTGTTAATGCTATGGAGAGCTTCATTAGATGGAACGCCAAAGACGAGACTAAGCAGAAGTTAGCCAAGATTTTGGTCAAAGAGATGGAGGTCAACGCATGACCTACCGTCACTCCTTCAATCCTCCGATCTGTTATGGGTCGGAGTGGGAGCACTTCGTAGATGACGAGGCAAGATCGAGAGGCATACCACCAAACGATCAACAAGCACTCGAAGACCTCGAAGACGAACTTCGTACCAAGTGTGAAGATCAGTTCGAGGATTATCAAATCGAAGCTTATGAGCAATCTAATTTTTGACTCCTACAAGGAGACAAGGCTTGAAGAGATCGAGGAGGAACTTCACCAAGAAGATCCTCTCGACCCTAACATTCGTAAAAAAGCCTACGAGCTACTCTTAAGAGAGCTTTATCACTAACCACCGAGGGGGTCAAACCCCTCTTTTATTTCTTATTGCTATGAGATTTACAATCGGCTACTTAGCCTTTATGTCAATTTTAATTTTGATTCTTGGTATGTTTGGTTCCCATCAAAGGGACGCTATGACCGACTACTCCACAATCAATTGGGAGTACACAAGACCATGAGCGGTTATTCTAATCACGAAACGCTTAAAGTAGCTCTTATGTTGGATAACGACTATGAGAGCTACCAATTCGCCAAAACTTGCAGAAGTTTCGAAGAGTTCCGTCTTGGATTCGGTGAAGATGAGCTGGACGGGGTCAAACTAGACGACCCAAGGCTCAACATCAAAGAGCTTGATCGAAAGATCGAGGACTTAGGCGAACCCACCGACCAAGAAATGATGAGTTCTTTCGGAACCAAATGGCATGATGGCCTCTAATACACGAGGAGCTTCGGCTCCTCTTTCACTCCTATTGCTATGCTTAAAATTAAAATCAACACCGACAACCAGGCCTTCGACCAGGAAGGCCAGGAAATCGCCAGGATACTTAGAGGCCTGGCTGATCGCCTGGAGAACCTGGACAAACTCCAGGAATGCCAGCTCCCATTAAGGGATTTAAACGGTAACACGGTCGGCTACTACAAAACCTGGACAGACCAGGGCGAGAGTCAGGGTGCGGTGATCAGTTCACCTTATGCGACCTGGACAGCTAACCAATTTCCAAATTAAACCTGGGAGCTTCGGCTCCCTTTTATTTCTAAACTTATGACACAATCTAACGAAAGAGACTTTAAAAAAGTACTCGAAACACTAGACTCCAACGAAAAAGCAACAAACGGCAGGCTCGTCCAGCTGATTGATGAAGTTTTCGTACCACAAGCCCTGGCAGTTAAAAGCCTGGGGGAAAGCCTGGCAGCTTTGACCAAAGGCCTGGAAGGAACCCATCAGGGGACTTTTAGCTTATTTGAAGATACTGCAAAGCTAATTGCCAAACTTGAAGCGAGAATACAAACTCTCGAAGAAAAAGTTGCACAATTAGAAAAATAACTGCTATAATATAGGAGAGGGAGTTGTTAACCCTCGTCATGTTAGACATGATAATTTGTTAAAAGGGAACCAATGGGTAGAGACGGCCAGGTCTCTCCCATTTTTTTTTGCCTAGAAACACCAGGGCAAGACCAGGTAAGCACCTGGAAAACACCTGGATCAGCTGGAAATTGAATGGTTTTTTGCGATTTGCTCCCTTCAGAATCGCCTGTAAACCTTCCGTTCCAAAGGTTGAATGCCTTAGTATCCTCGAAATTGAATGTTTTTTTCGACCAGGTTCGAGACCAGGTAAACACCAGGAGATGACCAGGTAAACTACCAGGTAACCGCCAGGGCGGGTCCAGGTCAGCAAAAATTGAATGCGATTTTCAACTCGATTTGTCAAGTCAGTAAAAATTGAATGCAAATTGCAGCTGGTGGCAAAATTGAATGCTCAATCTCTGCCGAACTCATGTCGATTTGTCAATGTATCATTTGTTACATTGCCTATAGTACACTTGTATTATAGGAGATATGCGCATCAGGAGGCTTAAAAATTGAATGCTTATTCCTTGCTTTCGATTTGAATGTTTAGAGCTGGTGGCATATTCACATTTACCGCTTCTTGACTCTCTCCATTTGCTCGACCTAGCGAATCTAAAATCATGTGAGCAGTTTGCAGTTGACCTTTTTTCAAAGCTGCATTAAATAATCTTTGTCTCATACTATGCAAACGAGAGAGTATATCGGCTCGATCTCGCTCTAAATCTTGCGTGTTCCATTCGGTGACTCTTTTCCAATCCGACCAAGCTGTTTTTTCAGCAATGCCCTCTCTTTGTGCGTGTTGTAAAACTAACTGTCTTGTAGATAAACCATCTAATTGTTTTGTGTAGAGTCTTTGGCAACGCTGTTCAATATGACTTTTTGGATTGCGTTTACCATAAATATTTTTTATTCTTTCTAAGTCTTTTTCTGACATTTCCAATAAAAAAGAGGTATTAAATTAATAATACCTCGTAAGTTTAATTATGTGAAAGATTTGCTAACAATCGTAGAAATCAATCACCCCATCTTCCCATTTATCTTCCGTCCATTGTCTATCCATATCACCTAAACATCTTTCTTCTTCTTTCCACTTTTTTAACTCTTCGTGAGTATCAAAAGTAATTTTGTAAGTAACAACGTGATCACAATAAAATTCGTGCATGGTTTTAATCCTCTATAAGTTGGTAGTTAAATTGTGCTGAAGTTAAAAAAGTGTAAGTATTAACAACTTTATAACCAAGACAAATAAGTTTCCAATGTTCCTTGTCGGCTTGATCTATTTGTTGTTCAGTTTCACTTTTATAAATTTTAGTGATGTACTTTTTCATTTTGCAACCTCGAATAATTTTCCCTCGTTAATAAATTTGGTTTCGTCAAAATCCCAAATTTCACCTAATTGTAATTCTCTTAAAAGCATATCTTTAATTTGATCAAGGATTGCATAACCCAAAGAATCTTTATAATCATCATGTTCACAAGATTGATAATCATAATTGTTAATTATTCCGACTAAATAACCTAATTGATTATTGTTATCCCAATAATTAACAACGTTGGACATTCTGCGAACATAAGTAAGTCTTTCGGCATATTCTTTATCGTTGTATCTTGCCATCAAAGATTTTTGATTTTCTCTTAATAAGATGTCAAAGATCATTCTAAAGAAATCACCGTCAGAATATTGCAAGAAATAAATGTCATAAAGACCATCACAAAACTTATCAAATTTTGCATGAAGTTTCATACGATCTTCAAAGGTATCAGTTGGAACTGATTTCATTGTTTCTTGGGTTTCGTACCAACGTTTTTCTTCAACTAATCTAATAGCTCTCATCACATTAGATTTCCTTTGTTTATCAGTTTTTCCACTTTTCATATAGTAGAAAGTTGATAAAGCATTAAGAGTATCGTCCGAACATAGATAAGCTGACATTATTTTTTGCCTCCTTTTTTCTTTTCATCAAATTTTTTGAACTCATTTTTAACTAAATCTTCAACATCATTTATTGATTTAAGATTAGCTTTTGCGAGATCAACGGAATGTACGTTTCCGTTTGCGTCTCTAATTTCCCAAATTGGCATAGCGAATAAAGTAAACTACTCCTTTATTATAGCAGTTATTTGTTAGATTTTGCAATGATTTTGCTAAATTTTATTGAACTTCCTTTAGATGATGCAAGTATAAAAATATCTAATAATTTTAATAATCTCATTTTTCTATTCATAGAATATTTTGAATGCTTGATGAATGAAAGCATAGTTGTCAATAAAAACCATTGATCATTGAATGAAAGTTGAATCTCATTAGGATTTGGTTGATCTTGGTTCTCCTGATTTCTTAAAAGTAAATCTTTAATTCTTCCCATAGTTGAATGTTTTTTATCTATATATATGCTAGTATATTAGAGTAGTTAATGTCTAGTGCCTATGGTTAATTCAAGACGTTCCAATGAAC